TGAGACTAATTCTTGAACTGATGGTCCGAGAGAACCTGAAACTGCCATATAAACCTTACCATCGGTAGTGTTTAATGCTAATTCGCCTAATTGTAAATTTGAGTTAGTGGGTTTTTGACCGGATACACTACTCCTACGCAGTTTTACTATTTGTGCCATATGTATGGTTCTCTCCTATGTTTGTGGTATATACCACGGTTAATTTGACCTATTTAGGTCTTTACTATAAATACACAAAACTTTCGATTAAATACATAAAAAAGGGAACCTTTTGAGTTCCCTTCTATATTTTATTTTATATTTTGTTTAATATGTTCCTCCGTCGACCACAGATGAAAATTCTAACACTCCCGTTGAGTTATTGTAACCCAATAATTGTGTTGTTACATTTTGTGTATCTGTAGAACTTACGTAACCTAAAACATTTGAACTATTTCTGAACACAACCGTTGATGATAATGTTCCAGAATCTGTACCTCCTGAGTAGCTTAAAGTAACATTACCTGATATTGATGTGTCACCAGTACCTGAATCAATTGTGAATTTGTTCGTATTAAATGATAATGTTGTACCACTATATCTCAATAAACTATCACCAATTGTATTTGTACCTGTCGCAATTGGGAAATATGTGTCAGTTAAACTAACCTCAGAACCCATAGATCCAGATGTTGTACCAATTACTTTACTTGTAGACTCATTCGCGTTTTGTAATAACCAATAATCATTTAATGAATCCCATAATAATGAACCCGAAGTTCCAACTGAACCTGAATCGTATCCTGTGATACCCGCATATCTTTGGAATGGAGAATACGCATTTACCAATATAATATTGTCACCGATGTTAACGGTTGCCGATTGAATGTTAACGTTTGTTGATGATCCTAATACTTCTAAGTTACCAGACACATACAAGTTCGATTGTAATTGTGTGTTACCTGTTACGGTTAGAACACCATTTACCGTTAAATCGTCATTAATTGTGGTTAAACCATTAATTGTTGTTGTTCCTGAAACATTTAAATTATCTTTTAATGTTACTGAACCCGTCACATCCAATGTTGAATTTAATCCTGTTGCACCTTTAACCTCTAAGCTCGATTTTAACGTTGCTGAACCCGTAACATCTAATGTTGAGTTAACACCTACCGCATCTTTAAATTGTGACGTACTCGTTACAAGTAATGAACCGGAAGTTCTAACATCACCATCGGTATCAACTTCGAACCATCCACTACCAACATTTAATGTTGAACCGTCAAATGTGAAATTTGAATCATCTTCTAATAAACCGTCCACTCCAACGATAACAATTCTATTATCTGTTAATTGGTCATTATATATTGAACCAGTTACTTGTAATGAAGAACTAATAATTACACCATTTACACCAACAATTGTTGCTGTTTGTAGTGAGTCATCTATTTTTAAGAAATTGGTGTCATCACCAAAGAAACTTAATCCACCATTTGATTTAATGTGTGTGTCAGTTGTTGATGTATTGTAAATCTCAAAATATCTTGAATCGTTTTTGTCTCCCTTTAGATATAATGAACCGGTACCTTGAATGTCTGTTACTTCAAGTGCTCCCGATAAATTTAAGTTACCATTATCAAATGTTAAACCACTATAATCTGTTAATAAACCTTGTGCTCCAACAACAACCATTCTCTTTTCGGTTAATTGGTCATTGTATACTGAACCACTAATAACCGTAATATCTCCACCGTTACCTAAATAAGTGCTACCACTTACCGTTAAGTCGGTTAAGATTCCTAAGTCATTAAAGTTAACTTGTTGAGCTTCTAATATGTCGATATATGCGGTTCCACTAACATGTAAGTTTCTCCAATTTTTTTCTGAAGAACCTAAATCAAATGCGTTGTGTATATCGGGTACAATTGATGAGCTTACCTCACCACCAAAATTAATTACATCGGTATTTGAATCTCCAATAGTAATACTACCACTCAATTTAACGTCACCCGTTAAATATATTGAACCAGTTTGGTATGTGTCACCTGTGATATAAACATTACCACTTGTATATGTGTCACCTGAAACTGTTAAAGATCCAGTAACTTCGGTTTTTGTGTTAATTCTTAAACCATTATTAGGAGAGATGGATGCGGTGGCACTACCGCTAGCAATTTTATTTAACTCTAATCCCGTAATTCCACTTGCAGGGATATCATATAAACCCATACCACTACCGGTGAATGACCCTGAAACGTTAGCAATATATGCTGTCGTACCCGTTAAATTGTTAATTGTTACACCAGAAATGGTATTCCCCTCAATGTTACCTGTTAGATTAATTGCAGTGTTACCCGATTTATCTAAAATGTATAATGTTTTTGTGTTTGTTGAGTAAAATGGAATTCCATCCATGGTTGAACCATGTGAACCAACACTTATTGTAGGTACCGTACCTCCTTGATATATTTTAGATACTGGTTTGTAACCACCAGCAACGGCAGTATCACCGATAAAAACGATTGGTCCGTTAAAATCACCAATTGAACCGGTTGCCATAACAAATTCACCGACATTTGCTATAACATCTTTTAGTGCTGAGACCGAACCTCTTCTGTGTTTAATTATTTGTGCCATGTTTTGTGTATATTTCTTTTATTTATATAAATACTTTACTTTTAATTAGAAAAAGCCATCACCGCAGTCAATTACCGAATTTGTTGCCCTGTCTCCGAGTGTTCCTAAATTTTGTATTGTTAGTTTAGCTGACGTTACTTGTGCGTTTATTTGGTTTTGTACAATACTCATTGCACCTGAAACCACTAAAGATTCCACATTCGGGTCTAATTTTTGTACTAATGTTGTTTTACCCTCAACTAATAAGTCTCCCTTAATGGTTACAGACCCTGTCATTTGTAGGTTATTTGTTGTTGCGTAAAATGAACCCGTTTGTCTGAATATACCAATATCGTCAATTAAGTCAGATACGGAACTCGAAAGTTCAGTTAAATCTTGTGACAATACTATTGTATCCTCACTACCTAATGGTCCCGCTATCCACTTATCGTTTGCAGTATCCCAAAGTAATGAACCCGAAATTGTGTTTGGGGATGTGGGGTCTTTAACCAATAATCCACCAAATCCCGCATTAGTACCATTTAATTCAATTACGTTGTCACCAATGGCAACTGTAGTTGAGTTGATTGCAGTTGTTGTACCCTTTACTAATAAATTACCTTTTACTGTTAAATTGGAACCTGTTGTTTCTAACGCAGCTTTTAAAGACGCGCTATATAAATTTAATTCTGCGGTACCCGAACCTTCAATATATTGTTGAAGGGTTTGTCCGGAAATAAATAAGTTATCCGCATATACCGCATGAAGTGCTCCCGAAATGGCACCCAAATCCACTATCGAACCCGAAGGAACGTTTGCGGTGTCAATTTGGAGCCAATTTATCTGTTGTAATGCCATGTAAAACTAAAGTCTTTTACATAAATACTTTTATTCTACTTCTTTGCATAAAAAAAGGGATTAATATCCCTTTTTATTTTTAAATATATGTTTTGATGATTTTAACTATCTCATCTTTATCCCGATAATCCCTACCAGGAACAAAAACAGGACCATCATCTTCACCATTTAGACTTATGAAAACTGTTGGTAATGAGTTGTGACCAGTTTGTTTAACAACTTGGTCCCATATTTCTTTACTTTTACTCACTTCGATTTCTGTGTATTCAATACCTTCATTGCGTAGTTCTCCTTTTAATACTGAACAATGTCCACACCCATTTAAAGTGAATATAATAATTCTATTTGGCATTATAAATTATCTAAAATATCTTTATAAAATCCGTCGGGTTGTGCACCTTGTGATCTGTTTATTAATTCCTCTCCTTTGTAAACCATTACTGTTGGTATCGACCTAATACCCATTTCAATTGCTACATCACTATTTTCATCAACGTTGATTTTAACAAATGAAGTATTTGGATACTCTTTTTCGATGGTCTCTAATCTTGGGATTAATGTTTTACAAGGTCCACAC